TATGATGGACATTGGAAGATTTATAGACCATTCTCTGATAGAAGATGGAAATGGATGCCTAACAATGTACCCATTACAGCTATGGATGGAAAAGATGACATCACAGATTGTGATGTAGCATTCATCAACAAGAGTAAGAAAGATTATATGGTGATGAAGAAACTCTATCCGTGTTGCTGTGCTGTCCAGAATGAGGGTATGGGCTGTTTCTCTGATGAGAACGTGCAATATCTACTGGACAACTCTAGAAAACAGATACTATCATTTGATAGTGATGATACAGGGGTATCAAACAGTAAAAAGATCACTGAGATGTTTGGTTTTGACTATTGTAATGTTCCCAGAAAGTTCCTTAAAGAAGGAATCAAAGATTGGGCAGACCTTGCAAAGGTTCACGGACTCAAAGTGATTGAAGAATATTTAATAAATAAAAACATAATACAATAAAGATGGAAGCAAGAATCAAAAACAGTGCACAAGCTAAAAATCTACTGTTAAGTGCACCAGTACCCAAGGAAACAACAACCTATAAACCTGTAAGCCATAGAGAGCTTATAGACTTAACTCTTGAGAGTATATACCAGTCAGGATATACATTAGAGAGTCAAAGTTATTCTACAGCAAGAGATGGTAATGTAGCTAATGGTAGATATACAATAGCCAATGTTGCTGATAGTGAAATGAAATTACAAATAGGTTGGCAGAACAGCTATGATAAGAGTTTAGCTCTTAAGTTTGCTCTTGGTACATCAATCATCATTTGTTCTAATGGTATGGTGAAAGGTGATCACGGAGCTTTTAGAAAGAAGCATCAAGGAGATATACAAACCTTTACACCAGCAGCTATATCAGAATACATTAAAGGTGGTGGTGATGCTTTTCAAGACCTGCAGAAAGATCGTGATGCATTAAAGCAATACGAAGCTACAGAACAAACTCAAGCAGAACTGTTAGGTAGATTGTTTCTTCAGGAAGAAATCATTACATCTACACAGCTAAACATAGTTAAGAGAGAACTTACAAATCCAACTCATGACTATGGTGCACAGGGAAGCATGTGGGAACTGTATAATCACGTTACATTTGCATTGAAAGAGGCACATCCATCAGACTGGATGCAAGATCACATAGACACTCATAACTTCTTTACAGGACATGTTGGTTCTTTAAACGAGAATGTGAAAGTAGATGCAGATATGTTTGCAGAAATACTTAGTAACCAATTAAAAATGTTTTAATAATGAAAGCAAAAGATTATGTAAACAATCTTGTAGAGATGCTGAAAAAAGATCCTCAAATAGGTGAATTAGAAGTAATCTATTCTCAGGATGACGAAGGTAACACTTACCAGAAGGTAAATTTTCATGCGTGTCTTTTAAAAACAAAAGGATTACAAAATCAATATATTGATATAATTATAGAGGTAGATTCAGATGAGATAGACAAAGAAACAACAGCATTATGTATTAACTAATATGAGAAAGTTTAAATATGAATATTATTGTTCTAGTTGTGGTGATGATTTTGTTAGTGAAAAGAAAGAAACATTGTGCACACAGTGTCTTTCACCTAACATAAAAAATACATCAGTAGAACAATGGGAAGAAAACTAATAACTTATGAATTGGAATAATTTTAAAGACCACTTTCATCCATCGTGGCATAGTAAGATGAAACCATTTATAGAAAGCAATGAATGTGATGATATATATGCATTCTTGAAGAAAGAGAGTAAGAGGGGCAAAGAAATTGCTCCTCTCTCATCTCAGGTCTATAGATGTTTTAAGGAAACACCACTGGATGAAGTGAAAGCAGTGATTGTAGGCATGTGTCCCTATCACACATTTAAGAATGGACTACCTGTAGCAGATGGTTTACTTATGGGTTGCTCTGTAACAGAATATGTACAACCATCTCTAAAGCAATTTTATGGAGCTCTAGAAAGAGAGTTTCATAGAGGACTTAATTTAAATTATGATGCATCACCTGATGTGTCTTATTTAGCAAAACAGGGAATACTTATGCTTAATGCAGCACTCACTACTGAGAAAAACAAAGCTGGTAGTCATATGGATATATGGGAACCTTTTACAAAGTATTTATTTGAAGAAGTTCTTAATCCATTAGGTGTACCATATGTGTTTCTTGGTAAGGACGCAGGTAAGTATAAAAAATACACAGGCATCTTTGCTCACACATTTATAGTTAGTCATCCAGCTAGTGCTTCATACAAGGGTATAGACTGGGACTCAGAGGGTGTGTTTACAAAGGTGGATACATTAATTTATGAAAACAACGGATTTAGCATCAATTGGTTAAAAGATGCAGAGGATCCATTTTAAAAACAGAAAACATGATAACAGGAATTTTAACAGAAGACCCTGGTATATTAGGACCAGGAGATGAGATTATTACTAACGCAGGATCGGAGCTCAGATACTATATTGTGGAAGAGAAACCACGAGTTAGTAAAAAGAAAATGTGGTACAATGGTAGAACACGGTACATAGCTGTAAAGTGTAGAGCTGCTATAACACAGAAAACCACTTCACGTGTAAATCAATGGAATGGTAAGACTTATACTAACACTTACAAAACGTATGAGTTCACAGTGCCTAATGAGAATGATCCAATAGTGAAGGTGGATCTAAATTTTAAACAAATATATATAACTAATAGATACAACAATGAATAACACAGTAAACAGACCGATTAAACAAGAAGATCTCCAAGTGGGAGATGAAGTTATTACAAGAGGACTAGATTTAAACTATATGGAAATACTTAGAGTTCCTAAAAAACAAAAAAAGACATATAAACATTGGAACACAGGAATTCCAACTATATATGATTGTTGGAGTAAAGGTAAATGTAAAAGGATGAATGGATCTATCTTTGACAACAATTCTGCTTGGGATAAAGAAGTGTGTTTTGACTTTGAGCATAAGACAATATGGTTAGTAAAACGAATAGGAATAAATAAATAGGAACATTATGACAATTAAAACAAAATTTAACATGAAAGATAAGGTTTGGGTTATGCAAAATAATAGACCAACAGAAAAAGAAATATCATACATACGTGTAAAGGTACAATATGATACCATTAATATTTATTACAAGTTTGGTGTTACAGACAATTTAGAGGTTAATGAGCATCATCTATATGAAACAAAAGAAGATTTAATAAATTCACTATAATAAATAAAAACAAAACAGAAATGAGACTAGAAAATCAAAAACAATCAAACGTCCTAGCAACAGGACCAGCTAACAAGAGTATAGGAATGTCATTAGACTTAGATTCTGCACAGGTATTGATGCAGATGTTAAGTAAGAATCTGTATTCAGATGCAATAGGCTCTACAGTGAGAGAATGTGCAAGTAACGCATTAGATAGTCACAGAAGAGCAGGAGTGAATAAACCCATAGTGGTGTCTCTTGTGAGAAATGACAGTAATAATTATGAATTCTCTGTTGAGGATTTTGGTATTGGTTTAGACGCAGATGATGTAGAGAAAATCATCAGTAAGTATGGTAAGTCTACTAAACGTGATAGCGATACAGAGCTTGGTATGATGGGTCTTGGTTTCAAGGCCCCTCTAGCTTATGCTAGCAGCTTCTATTTTACATGTAGAAAAGATGGTGTAGAGCGTAAATATATGATGTATGAAGGTGAAGACACTAACACTATTGACTTATTATATGAGAAACCAACAACAGATGGTAACGGTGTTAAGGTGATTATACCTATCAAGTGGGGAGATCGTTGGGATTTCATAAATAAAATTAAAGAACAACTTGCTTATTTTGAGCATGTTTATTTTAATGTAGATAATATAGATAACAACTTTTTAATTCACAGATCTAATCTATTTCAATTCTCTGAACTATCTTCTGATAGCTATCTACATGTATGTCTTGATGATGTGTATTATCCATTAGATTTTGGTAAACTTGGTATAGATATAATAGAAATACCTGTAGGTTTAAGATTTGGATTATCTGATGGTGTATTTCCTACACCAAACCGTGAGTCTCTTAGATATACACCTGAAGCAAAAGCAGCTATTCTAGAAAAGATACAGCGCTTTGCTAATGTAATGACACAACGGTATAATCAATCAGTCACTGTAAATAGTGATGTGTATGCTGTACTGAAGTATTATACAAGTAACAGTAGATATATCAATATGTTTGGTAAGCAATTTGACTACAATCAACTTGCCAAGTTTGCCACAGCTAGAATTGCTACACCTAAGATACCTGGTGTAGATACATTGGAATTACATACGTTAGACGGGCATGCATTTGGTGCATTACTTAATAACTACAGATGTTCTTACAAGTATGAGAATGGTAGAATGTATGAGATAAAAAATGATAATTGGGCAACAAATGTTCATTGGGGTGAATCTAAAAAGAGACACTATTTACTTAATGGTGACATGCGAGGTCATAAGAAAGCTTATCTAAGAGAGCTCGCAGAAAATCATGAAGCTAGATATGTATATTTTATTAAGGAGAAAGCTAAACATAAGCAAGTGACACTAAAAGGATCTCAAGGATACAAAGAGTTTCTAAAGCTTAACAACTATCCTAAAGACCAGTGGAGAACTGTAATAAAAGAGTGGAAGCATATTGAAAGTCTTCTACTTGCTGATACTATTGATGCTGATGCTATTGAGGTGCCTCAAGACTGGTTAGATGCTAGAAAGAATAGCAAGGTGGCTAAGATGAAAGCAACCAAAGCTGCTAAAGGTGCAAAACTTGAAGGTGATTTCAATTGTAAGAGAGCTGAAAGTCTTCTTAGATATAATGATGGTAGAAACTGTAAGTTTGTTGCTGGTCGTCTTAATGTTCAAACAATAGAAGAGGGTAACATTCTTTATGTTTACACACATCACGATGACTTTCTGAAGCTTGATAAGATGTATGAGGATACCAAAAAGATGGGTATTGAATACATTACACTATCTCAACGTGAGCTTGATGTTATAGAAGATTCAGGAGAGACAGTGGACAATCTAGTATCTTATGATGATTTTGTAAAAGGTCATGAGATGTTTGTTCAGATAGTTACAGCTGTACGCATCCACAGATTCGTTAATAAGTATAGTGATGTGTTTGATAGGAGAAGTTATATTAAAGAGGTATACTCTGAACTAGCAACTGATCTACAAAGTCTTATAGACTATCGAGTGCTCTATTTATATCCTAGTAAGTATAGTAGTTTTGGAGATCTTGATGATTTGATGAGGATAGCTGAAGAGAACAACTTGTTTGATGATACATATTATCAACTACAAGAGAAGGTTCATCAACTATTAAAGACTCACTATTATTTCAATACACTTGCAAATGTGATAAGTTATGCTAGTACATCTAGTGAAATTCTAGATTGCATGGCACAACTAATGACTTGTAATGGGTTAGAGGTGAATCCAAACTATGAGTATAATTATTTAAAAAAAGCATTAAAAGATGCTGAAACAGAGTAGATTATATGTGGGAGATTGTTTGTCAGTCTCCCATATTTTTATTAAATTTATAAACAAATATTAACAATTAAAAACAATTAAAACAATGAGTAAATTTTTAAGTTTAGAGTGGTTTAAAAACAAAGTGGACCATTCAGTAGAGAAGGTAATTGAGAAAAAACTTGAAGCCTTAATGAATGAACAAGATGAAGAATCTGGACAACCTTATCATAGTGCTAAATTAGTAAATGATGTACTAACTGTAATAATGCATGATGGTTCTGTAATTACCAAGATGGATGCTACAGAAGATCACTATGCAGCTGTACAGGTAGCAAAGAATGTAGCAGAGCTGTATTCTATTGTTAGTGACCCTAGTGTTGTTAGTGAGAAGATTGAAGAAGAGAAGAAACTTGCAAGACTTAAAGCTCTTCGTGAGGGACTTTCTGTTCTTAAAGAGAGTGGTGAGTTTACAATTGATGGAGATAGTGTATACTTCAAGGGTATATCCAGATCTCTACCACAATTACTAGTTGAAGAACTTATTGATGCTGTAGCAGATGCTAAATCTTTGAACATTCCACTAAGTGAGCATATAGAGTATACATCTCTTAAGCGCTTCTTTATGTGGTGTGCACTTAATCCAAGAGCTGAAGTGGCACATGAGCTGTATAGATTCTTGAAAGAGAATAGCTTCCGTATTACTAAGCAAGGATTCTTTGTAGCTCTTAGAAATGTTGTTACATTACATGGATCTCCAGAGCTTGTACATTTTATTTCTAACACATATAATAAAGTAAAAGCTGTATGGAAGAAGAATCCAGATGATTACACTGTGTTCCTAGAGAATGGTGAGTACAAACTTGTACATAATGATAAGTTGTTCAAAGAAGAAACATTTACATCTACAACATGTCCAGATTGTGAAGGAGAAGGTCAATATGAAGATTGGGATGATGAAATTATAGAGTGTGAAAACTGTGATGGAACAGGAGAAGTGGAAGAGTATGAGTATACAACAAGTGTTAAGGTAGACCATGGAGAAGAGATAGGTAAACTTACAGCTCTATATCTAGACCTACCTAACAGACATGAGAATCGTTTCACAGATGATTGGACTAAAACATTTGACATACGTGTAGGTAAGGTGGTTAACATGCCTAAGGAAAGTTGTAACTGGTCAACACAAGATTGTGCTGCAGCTGGTTTACATTTTACTTCTGACCAGATACACTATGTAGGATGTGGTGATCAGTCTGTACTTGTTCTTATCAATCCAATGAAGGTAGTTGGTATTGGTACACATAAAGGTAGATGTTATGAATATTTACCAATTATGACTGTACCAAGAGAAGAAGCTACAAGTATTCTTCATGATAATCAGTTTGATACACTACAACTTGATGAAGAGTATGCAATCCGTGAGCTTGAAAACCTTGAAATGAAAGTACAAGAAGGATTTGTAGCTGAGACCAGTAAGTATGAATTCAATTTACCAAATGTTAGTAGTGCTGACATACGTAATATTGTAGGAAGCTTAGAAGACATGAAGGCTGAGATACGAGATAGAGTTGTATCTTTAGATTAATTAATTGGGGGATAGCATTTATTTCGTATATTTGCTATTCCCCTTTAATTTAAACTTATATGGCAAAAAAATCAACAAGAAAACCTAGAGTGGATAGGACTAGAAATGCTGGAACAATGACAGAATCAGCTTTCTGGTCTATGATAAGAAGTGCACTTAGGCAAAAGAGTAGATGGTGGAAACCAGTTTCTAAATGTAAAGAGCTTGCAAAGAGAGAATACAAAGGAAAAAACAAAAGACAAAGATGGGAATATCAATGTAACAAATGTAAAGGATGGTTTAAGAGTGATCAGGTTAACGTTGATCACATAGAACCAGCTGGTAGCTTAAATTGTGCACAAGATCTTCCTGCATTTGTAGAAACTTTGTTTTGTGAAGTGGATAATCTACAAGTGTTGTGTAAGACATGTCATGATGAGAAAACAGATTTAGAACGAAAACTAAAACAATTCAAGAAATAATGGACAGAGAATTATTGAGAAAACTCACTCAACCAGAACACTACGACTCTTCAACAAACATAGATGTTATAGACATATGTCACATGTATGATATATCATTTTCTCGTGGTAACATATTGAAGTATGTTATCAGAGCAGGTAAGAAGAATGATGAGTTGAAAGATTTATACAAGGCTCTAGATTATTTACAAAGAGAAATACAATTTATTAAAAACCACACAGAATGATTCAAGGACAGACAAACACAGAAGCGACCTATAGGGCTGTCATGTTAGACAGCTCTAGTTCTTTAAAAGACTTTTCACTTGATAGAAAGAAGTATCATAGAAAATATGTACTTAATGAACCTATTAATGAAAAGGAAACTGCAGCTGCTAATATGGGCAGACTAGTAGAAACTCTCTTATGGGAACCACACCTATTTGAAGATAAATTTATGATGTCAAGTTGTGCATGTACACCAACAGGACTTATGCTTGAGTTTGTAGAAGCATTATATCGTGTCACTAGAGATGCTACAGATGAAGATGGTAATGTATCCAGAGACTTCGAAAGCCTATCTAGAGAAGCATATGATCTATCTTCTTTCAAGATAAAGTATGAAGCTGTTATCAAGAAGTTTGTAGGCACTGATGCAGAGCTCTACTATCATGAGATTAGAAAAGTGAGAACTAACAACCTCACTGTAGTGAATAGTTTAGAAATCACTATGGCTGAAAAAATAGTTGAGACACTTAAGAGCAGCTCTGTTACATCTTCTATAGTTAATCTAGTAAACAGTAGTAGATACACTACGTATGATCAGCTACAAGTTGAAAACTATATAGTGGATGGTCATGCTTTTAAATCTATGATGGACTGGGTAGTGGTAGATCATGATGCACAAACTGTACAAGTGTATGATTTGAAGTGTACATGGAATGTAGAGAACTTCTTTGAGGAATACTATTTGTACAGAAGAGCGTACATCCAGGCGTACCTTTATAAGAAAGCTGCACAACATATAGCCAGTGATGAAGATAATGAGTTCTATCAATATGAAGTGCTCAATCCTAAATTCATTGTCTGTGATAGTGCAAACTATTATAGTCCACTAGTGTATACATTGTCTGATGAAGACATGCGTGATGCTTACCTTGGTTTTGACTACATGGGTAGAAATTACCCTGGTGTGAAGAACCTAATCAGTGATCTTAAATGGGCAGTGGAAAATAACTTATGGGATGTTAGTCAAGAGAACTTTGAGACTAATGGAATCGTTAACTTGCGTAATAGATAATAATGACAATAAAAAAGACAATAACCAGTATATTTATGGTGCCTTCTCTAAATGTTCCAAAGAACGCATTGAAAGAAAATGGGTTTATAAATGGTTATGTCGAAGATGCAGAAAGAGATTTTCAGTACCCAGGTGCTGTCTATCTCTTGTTTCTGCCAGAAGACATAATTAAATTTAGGGAGTTTCTTGATGAGGAGTATGAACGTACAGAACAAATCATCGAGGATTATGATTATGAAGGTGGTTTTGTCGTTGTTGTATATAAATTAGATCCTAAATGGAATAAAGACTTCAGTCTTGTAAGACAAGGTAGTTATTCCAAAACTTCTAGTAGCTTTCAGAAACTATTTCCGAAGGTTATAAAGATAAAGAAGAATGGATTACACAGAGATGAGATATCTCTCCAATATAGAATCTTTAATAAGACAGAAGACATGGTGGAGTATTGGGAAAATAAGATAGGTATTGAATGGGATGATGATTTTGAAGTGTGGGATGGATATGACAAGGATAAAGAAATACTTCATATTAACGATATAAAAGAGAATGCTAAACTAGTAAAACAATAATTATGGATGCAGAAAAATTGATAGCTGATAACCCTTTAACAAAGGAGCAGCTAAAAGAATGGTTTCTAAACAAGCTGATGGAATCTGTAGAAGACTTTGATAGGGATGATGCCTTCAAAGAATTTATGATAAAGTCAGGTATAACAGATGACCAGATAGTAACAGTGTTTAAAGAGGGTGGTAGAGCTGCCTTAGATATGTTTGATGAGAAAGAAATAGTCATCAATGTAAAACACAATTGGAAGACTAAGAAGTTTTCTTATTATATAAATGATGAGAAAGAAAGTGGCAGCTACAGCACAAGAAAAGAAGCAGAAGCTAGCGCACTATCCCAAGCTGTTAAAATGCTTGAGGGAAAGTTAACTGAGGAATTAACTCAAAACGAGGAGACAAATGACAACCCAGAAAATTAAAGAACTTGTAGAAGACTATTATAATGTAAACTTATCAGAGAAAACTAGAAGAAGACACGTAGTGCACTTTAGGTTTCTATACTATCATTTAGCATACAATCATGCATCTGATGGATATAGCTTAGATGCAATTGGTAAAACCTTAGGTGGTTTTGATCATGCTACAGTGTTGTATGGTATTAAACAGTATAAAGATTTATACGAGTTTGATAAACGTTTTAGAGAGATGGTAAACCCATTTCTTAACGAGCTAGAACAAGAAATGGAAGTTAACGCTGCAGAAAATACAAGAAGCTTAAGAAGACAAGTTAAACGTATGAAGGATAAAATCATTCAGATAGAGAAACAACTTGAAGAAATCTTCTAAATTTTACAAATAATTATGAGATCAATTGGAAAAATTATATTAGATTTGCTTGCCGATAATCACATCTCAGCTGACGAAGCTGAATTACTTATCACCAAGCTTTCAGAAACAACACCAAAATCCTTAGGTTTTCAGCCCAAGCGGACTGATAATTCCTATTGGGTAAGGACAACAACTATGGACTATGAGAACTGCTAAAGAATTTAATGAAACACACGAGTTAGTGTTAGACGGAGAAGGACTGCAGATTGATGTTCCTTCAGTTGTTCAGTTTTTAAATCAAGTGTTTAATGATTTGCTAAAGATAGAGGGATTTAGGTATAC